TCACTCTTCACAGTGCAATGCTAGATGCTGGCTATCAGTGGCGGTGGGATAGCGTCTGGACGAAATCCAATGGCGGCTTTCGTGTGAGCAGGCACACGCCTCGGCCAGCGCACGAACACCTCTTTGCCTATGCCAGGCGCGGCATAAAGGCGTCTGATCTTACCTTCAATTGCTGGGACTCTGGCGATAAGGAACACCCCTGGCAACGGAGCAACAGGAGCGGCGTGTTCGACACCACAGAGGTCTACCGGAGATCATATCCGCCTACTTCTCAGGGACAGGAAGACGGGCAGCGCTGGATACGATCTGTCATTCCCGGTAAAGAAAAAACTGTCATGCCGGTGCGAGAGCGTACACCGCACCCGACACAAAAGCCACTTGAGGTTGTCACCAAGCTTGTGCTCTTGCTCTCGCATGTAGACAACGTAGTCTATGACCCATTCCTGGGTAGTGGCACTACGCTGATAGCTGGACAGAGGACGGGAAGACGAGTTTACGGTATGGAACGATCTCCTACCTACTGCGAACTGATTATCCAGCGATGGCAGCAGTCCACAGGGCAAAAGCCTGTCAAGGTACACGATGGTTACTCTCCCCAGACAAGTGCAGCAGCGGGTTAAGCCTGGACAAACCCTGATAGGGCCTCAGCCAGGGCCGCAGACCCGTTTTCTTCAGTCCAAAGCAGATATCACAGTGTTTGGGGGCAGTGGAGGCGGTGGAAAATCGTACGGAACACTGCTGTATCCCACGCGCAACCTCAACGTTCCTGGCTATCAGGCGGTCATCTTCCGGCGCACGATGAAGCGGGTCACCATGAGTGGTGGCTTGTGGGACGAGTCCTACAAGATTTACCCGCACCTGGGTGGCAAGGCCAATAAGAATGATCATTCGTGGACGTTCCAATGCCCAGGCGGCGGCGAGGCAACTATAGAGTTCTCGCATCTGCAATATACATCAACGATGTATGACCGCAAGGGCTTGCAGGCAGCTCTTATAGTTTTTGAAGAGGTAACTGAGTTTGACGAGAGTCAGTTCTTCTACCTGAAGTCTCGTAACCGCTCAACGTGTGGCGTGAAGCCGGTCATGGTAGCCACGACAAATCCCGATGCTGATAGCTGGGTTAAAAGGTTTCTTGCCCCATGGGTGGATGACCAATGGCCTGAAGAGGATCGAAGCCCATCTGGCGAGATCAGATACTTCATACGTGAAGACGACGCGATCCACTGGCTCCCAAGGGGCAAGAAACCCACCGGCAAGCTTGCGAAAGACGCCACGTCAGTCCGGTTTATCGCTTCCAGGTTATACGACAATCGCATACTCATGGAGGCCGACCCGGGCTACGAACGCAGCCTAAAGTCTCTGCCCCTGGTGGAACGTAGACGGCTCCTGGACGGTGACTGGTCTATCAGGCATGCAGGTGGCAAGCTCTTCAAGAAGCACTGGTTTAAGATCGTCGATACCGTCCCTGCCGATATAGTACGGACGGCCCGGGGCTGGGACCTGGCAGCCACAGAAGCTGAAGACGACGACGAGAAGACAGGCCCTGACTTCACTGCCACGGTGAAGGGTGCCAAACTCAAGGACGGGCGTTACATTATCCTGGACACCCAACGCATGCGAGAGTCGCCCCTCAAGGTTGAAGAAGCAGTCACCAATACTGCTTCCCAGGACGGCCCAAAGTGCGCCATCTACATGGAACAAGAACCAGGCAGTGGTGGGAAGAACACCATTGCTTACTACTCAAAAAAGCTGGCTGGCTATCCCTTCGGCGGCATTACCACTGTTGGTAAGGGCTCCAAGATAGAACGTGCGAAACCTGCCAGCAGCCAGGCCGAGGCTGGCAATATTCTCCTCTTACGCAGCCCTGAGAATGAGGCCTTCCTGAACGAACTAGAGGCCTTTCCAAACCCCAAAGTGCATGATGACTGGGTTGATGCCACAACCGTCATGATGAACCAACTCTTTCTTGAGTACAGCCCAGGCGATGCCAAACAGGAACTCGCAGAACGAAAAGCCCTAAGGAAGAAGCGACTTGACGAACTACAAGAAGCCTTCTGGAAAACACCGGAACAACCACAGCAAGCAGCACAATAAGCCTACTGTGGTTGTAGAAGAGAAACCCGAGGTGGTGCAAACGCCACAACCCCAGACCGCTTCAACACGTCGCAAACCGAATATTCGCCCAGGTGCCACCAACTTCACCCCGGTGAACGATAAGGTCATGGCGCAGATGTGGCAGAACATGGCACCCCAGAAGAACGGGACGCCCATGTACGCTCCTGGGGTACCCATTCGCCCGGTACCGGGTATCACGCCAGAACAGGGGCCACGCCAATACCAATACGAGATTGGTTACAACATCGGGCAACTGCCCAGGGCTACGGAAGACTACTCATTTGACGAGTTGCGAACACTGGCGAAAACCTTTGACGCCATTCAGCTTTGTCTTCAGGTCTGGTATGACTATATCAGCAAACTCGAAATGGTCATCGAACCCCGCCCAGAGTTGATCGACGAGGATATGGACATCAGTGAATACCAAGCTGACATCCAGTATTATTTGGACTTCTTTGCCTTCCCTGACAAGGAACATGACCTGCACGAGTGGATGCAGATGCTTGTTCGTGATCAGCTTGAAATAGACGCCGTGGCAATATTTGTCAGAAAGAACAGGGCTGGTGGTGTGTATTCGCTTGACGTAGTTGACGGCGCAACTGTGAAACCTCTTATTGATGACCGTGGCAGGCGACCACAGCCGCCATTTCCTGCATACGAACAATTTGTGTATGGCGTCCCGGCGTGCTTTTTGCTGAGTGATGACCTGCTGTATGTGAAGGAAGTCAACCGGTCTGACTCTGAATATGGCCTCTCACGTGTCGAGAAGATCATCCTGAAGATCAACATGGCCCTTCGTAAACAATCGAAGGACTTGGCCCGCTTTACCGATGGCAGTATCCCTGCCGGGGTAGTTGAACAAAGCATGGACGTGCAATGGACTCAAGAGGAAGTGGAAGACTTTGAACAAGGCCTCAACGACAACCTGGCTGGGAATGATGTCACCCGCGCCCGGGTGAAGGTGCTTCCCAAAGGTTTCACCTACAAGTCTACCGATGACCCCGATGTTCATATAGATTTGGATACGTTCATCATTAATATTGCCGCAGCCGATTTCGGATTGACCCTTGATGAGTTAGCTATTACTCAGTCATCGAATAGAAGTGTAGGCCAGACCCAAGAAAATGTGGTCTATCGGCGGGCAATGCAGCCCTTGATGAACCGCTATGCCAAGCTGTTCACCATGATCCTGCACAAGTACTTCAAAGAGATCCGCTTCATCGTGAAGTGGAAAGGATTCCAGGAAGAAGAAGACTTCAATGTCAAGTCTCAGGCCTTCATTGGCTTGACCAATGCTGGTATCCAGTCACCTACGCAATCAGCCAGGGCGCTGAATTTGCCGGTCTACAACGACGAAGAAATCCCACCGTTTGTCATGACGAAGACCGGCCCGGTGATGCTGGAAGAACTGGCGAACCCTGAACTACGCAAAGCGCAAATGGATGCCCAACTCGCTGGTTTCCAGATGGCAAAAGAGAACCCCGGCGCTAATGGGTCTCAGGATTCACATCCCGGGGCTGACGGTGGCGAAGAGCAAGCAGACGGTGAATTAGACGGGCAAAAAGACAAGGCGTCTGACGGCCCTCTCAACGCGAAAAATAGGGCATCAGTCCCTGACGATCTATCTGACGAGTACCGGCGCTGGCGGGCCGTCGTCCTGAACGATATCAAGGCTGGGAAGCCTATTCGCCAATTTGTATCCAATGCAATCCCCAGCATGACGCTCGCCATGGGGTATATCGGCTTACAACAATGCCAGACCCCAGAAGCCGTTAAGCAATTCTTCAACGCAATGAGGACCCAAGTTTATGCCTGATTTAGAGCACCCCTTTGAAGCCGAACTCACCCGCCTGGAAGCCCTGGGCTGTACTCTGGAAGAGCTTGAAATCGCTCGTCGTTACTACTCCGACAAAGAGCGTGAGTCGATGGACGAAAGCGACTTCTGTGGCCCGCATAAATCATTCCCTATCAAAACTCAGGAAGACGTGGATAATGCCGCCCATCTCATTGGGCATGCAGAAGACGAAGGCGCGGTAAAAGCCTGTGTCATCGGCAAGGCGCACAGTCACGGCTGGACCCTGCCTAAAAGCTGGCAGGAAGACAACAATAAGGACAAAGAACGTATGGACACACCTGATATCTTGCGCACCATGCCAGCAGACACCAGCTTCTATATGCCCATCCTGCGGATAGACCGTGAGAAGCGCGAAGTCGTGGTGAGAGCCACAGCAGAGGCCAAAGACGGCTATGGGACGGTCTTCAGCTACGATGGTAGCAAGGAAGCGTTTGCTAAGTGGCGCGGTAACATAAGGGAGATGCATGACCCTACCAAGGCCGTGGGCAGGGCTCTCAAGATCGACCCCGTTGACGAAGAGAAGGCCATAGACCTGGTGTTGCGTGTCAGCCGGGGTGCCCAGGACACCTGGGAAAAAGTACTCGACGGCACGCTTTCCGGCGCTTCTGTCGGTGCAAAGAATGGCAAGTGGGGCAAGAAGGTCATCAAC